GAGCAGTACAAATCTTTGGTAGGTGAGATACGGGGCGTTGCCTTTGCCAGAGAAGAAATTAAAGCCCTGCTGGAGAAGAACGCAGACGATGTCGAAGACCTTATATCTTCCTGAACATGTCGCGCAGAAAAGGAAAGCTGAAAAGGAGGCTGAGAAGTCGTCTTCTATCGCTGACAGCGCGTATATACCCGCCGATGAAAGGGTTTTAGACCCTTCACTCTTAGATCAACCCTTAGTCGAAAGATTACCTCAACCTACAGGGTGGCGTATTTTAGTTATGCCGTACCAGGGGAAAGCTAAAACTGGTGGTGGACTATTTATTCCAGATGAAATTCGTGAAAGAGAAGCAGTAGCTACTGTTGTTGCTTATGTTATGCGAGTTGGTCCGATGGCTTACAAGGATCCGAACAAGTTCGGACCAGACGCAGAGCCTTGGTGCAAGCAAGGTCAATGGGTTTGCATTGGTCGTTATGCTGGATCTCGTTTTAAAATTGATGGTGGCGAAGTTCGCATCATAAATGATGACGAAGTTATTGCTACTATTTTAGAACCAGATGACGTTAAACATATTTAGGAGAGAGTCATGAGTGAAGAAACAGAAGTCAAGCAAGCTGGTGACGCAGAAGAACCAGTTGTTATCGAAGTAGAAGAAACCGGTAGTGAAGCACCAGAAGAAAAGGTTGCTACGCAAGAGCCTGAAGTTAAAGTCCAAGAAGAGGCTCCTAGCGAAGAAGCTGGCGATGAACTTGAAACGTATAGTAAGAATGTTCAGAACCGAATTAAGAAACAAACAGCAAAGTACCATCAAGAAAAACGTGATAAAGAAGAAGCTCAAAGATTTGCTGAGAAGTTGTTGCAGGAAAACAACAATCTAAAGGCTCATAACAAACAGCTAGATAGTGGTTACTTGAATCAGTATGGAGCTAAAGTTGATGCACAGTTGCAATCAGCTAGACAGGCATACAAGGACGCGTATGAGTCCGGTGATTCAGATGCTGTAGTCAAGGCGCAAGAATATTTGTCTCGTGCAACTATAGACTCTGACAGGTATAATGTTGCAAAACAACGCGCTGATCAAAGATTGTCTGTAGAGCAGGCGCAGCCCGAAGAACAAAGACAGGCTGTTGCACCGCAACAAGCGGCACCGCCTCCTCCTCGACAAGAGGATCCTAAAGCTAGAGAGTGGGCCGAAAAAAATACTTGGTTTGGTCAGGATGAGGTTATGACTTATGCTGCATTTGGCATCCATCGTAAGATGGTAGAAGAAGAAGGGTTTGACCCGCTGTCAAATGAGTACTATACTGAGGTAGATCGCAGATTATTGTCGGAGTTTCCGGCAAAATTAGGCGTTAAGAAAACGGGAGGAAGTACCCAGGTCGCACCCGCTGGATCTTCCGCATCTCGCAACACTAAAAAGGGGCGCAGGACCGTGACGCTAACTCCATCGCAAGTTGCGATGGCAAAGAAGCTTAATGTACCTATTTCGGAATATGCAAAGTATGTGAAGGATTAAAAACATGGCAGAAGCAAGAGCACCACGATCAACTGAGACGCGAGAAAAACAAACGCGCAGAAAACCCTGGGCACCGCCCAGTCGCCTAGATGCCCCAGAAGCCCCAGCGGGTTATGTGCATCGTTGGATACGAACATCTATGCGAGGAGAGGATGACCAGACAAATGTTCATGCTAAACTTCGTGAAGGATGGGAACCCGTTCGTTCTGAAGAGTATCCTGACTATGAAGCTCCGACCATCGAAGATGGTAAATTTGCAGGAGTTATTGGTAATGGTGGCTTAATGTTGTGTCGAATACCTATCGAAACCGCCAATGAAAGAAACGAGTATTACGGGACCCGGACCCGCGAAGCAATGGCCGCAGTCGATCAAGATCTAATGAAGGAACAAAATCCTTTGATGCCTATTCATCAGAGTAGGCAAAGTCGTGTAACCTTCGGCAGAGGAAAACCCTCTTCTGAATAATTAATGAGGTGCTATAATGGCAAATACTAATGGCGCATACGGTCTTAGACCGATAAGTATGCAGGGTGCTACACCCAATTCCACTGGTTTGAGCGAGTATCGCATAGCGGCAGCAAACACTAACAAACTCTATCAAGGCCAAGCGGTTATTCCGTTGGCGGCGGGAGTTATTGACGATCTACAAGCTGCGGCTGGTGGTAACGTCTCTATTGTCGGTGTTTTCTGGGGCTGTGAATATGTCTCAAGTTCTACTGGAAAAATGACTTGGTCCAATTACTGGCCTGGTTCTGGCGCGGATACAAATTTCCCCGTCAAAGCTTTCTTGTATGACAGTCCAAATCAATTGTTCTCAATTGCTACATCTAATGTAGTAGCTGGCTACAACACTGAAGCAGAGGTTCGCACAGCGGTCTTCTCAAACATCGCTCTTGCAGATGGCAACTCTGGTACTGATAGTACTGGTATATCATCTGGAACTGCGGATCTAAATACTGTCGCAACCACCAACACTTTAGCTCTTAGAGTTATGGGCATCCAAGACGATGTTGATAATGAAGACTTTACTGTCGCTGGTATCCCTTTAATCGTTAGAATCAATAACCACTTCAATGCGCCAACTGGCTCCATTGCGGCGGGTACTGTTTCAACAACTGGCGTATAGGAGACTAGAAAATGGCTATATCACGCGCACAACTAGCAAAAGAGCTAGAGCCTGGTCTCAATGCCTTATTTGGCATGGAGTATGACAGGTACGAAAACCAACATGCAGAGATCTATACTACTGAATCTTCAGACAGAGCGTTTGAGGAAGAGGTGATGCTCTCTGGATTTGGTGCCGCTCCGAACAAGTCGGAAGGCAACGCCGTAAGTTTCGATGATGCTAACGAAGCATTCACTGCTCGTTACAACAACGAAACAATCGCATTGGCATTCTCAATCACGGAAGAAGCTATCGAAGACAATCTTTATGATCGTCTCGGAAGCCGATATACCCGTGCTCTTGCTAGGTCAATGGCTCACACGAAACAGGTAAAAGCTGCAAGCATCTTGAACAACGCGTTCACTGGTGGGGCTTCTGCCGGAGGAGATGGAGTTGCACTTTGTTCAACTGCACACCCTCTTGTTAACGGTGGGACACTATCAAACACACCAGCGGTTGCATCTGATCTAAACGAAACTTCTTTGGAAGATGCGTTGATCAATATTGCTGGGTATGTCGATGAGCGTGGACTAAAAGTTGCTCTTCGCGGTATGAAGTTAATTCTACCACGTCAACTTCAGTTCATCGCAGAACGTATCATGGTATCTAATCTTCGGGTTGGCACTGCGGATAACGACACTAACGCAATCAAATCAATGGGAATGGTTCCTGACGGTTATGCTGTCAATGACTTCCTAAGTGATCCAGATGCGTGGTGGGTTAAAACAGATGCACCTCGTGGGTTTATCCACTTTGAGCGTACTCCGATGGCTACCAACATGGAGTCCGACTTCGATACAGGCAACATGAGATACAAGGCTCGAGAGCGTTACAGCTTCGGATTCTCGGATCCACGTTGTGTATTCGGTTCGCCAGGAGCGTAATCGGAACTATTAAGAAATAGAGAGGGCGGCTATTTAGTCGCCCTTTTTTCGTTTAAAAAGGAGAGTAAAATGAAAATTGTAAATTGGATTACTGGTCGCCTGTCTGAACCATCGAGTTATGCTGCGATAGGTGTAGGAGTTATAGGTATAGGAATGATATCAGGTGTAGGCGAATTGTTGTTCGTCGGTGTTGCATGTGCTGTCCTAGGACTTATTATTGCAGAAGAAGCCAAAAAAGACAAATAAATAGAGAAAGGGTCCGGTATCAACTTGACCCTTTCTTTTTCTTTTAGAATATTGTATTCTATACATACCTTGACAGTCGCATCCCGCGACTGACATTTGCCAAGACAAGGAGATTGATATGGCTAATACAACATTTAACGGTCCAGTCCGTTCGGAAAATGGTTTTGAAACCGTAACAAAAAATGCAACAACAGGTACTATTACAATTACCAGTGGTAATAAAATGGCTGTTGAAGCTGCAACAGCGGCAGGAATAGAAGGTACTGCGGCTGTTTATGTTACTCAAGTAGAAAGATTTAAAAGTGACACTACTACTAATGTAAACATTGTTAAAACAACTATAATGATTGATCTAACTGGACTGCATTCAACAGCAGCAGGAGATATTATTGGTAAAGACGGTGATGGAGTTGCCTACATTGGTCAGGTAACTACTGCTAACTCCGGTACAGTTTTTGGTGTTACTATGATGTGTCTCGAAACACCTGCGGGTGGAGATCCAGACATTAATCTACATTCTGCTACAGAAGCTACAGGTGTTGAAGATACTGCTATTTCTGATCTAACTGAGACGTTGATTATCAACTCAGGTGATTTAGCGGCGGGTAGTTTAGTTGCCGGTGGCGATATTGCGGCAGATCAGTATCTGTATTTAACTGCGGGCGCAACAACAGACGCAGATTATACTGCGGGACGTTTGCTGATTACAATCACTGGTTACGATGTAGCAAGTTAATAATTAAGGTAGGGGGAAACCCCTACCTCTTTTGTAAAGGAGAATAATATGGCAGGTTCAGACGTACAATCCACCTTTATTGAATCAGCGGCGGCGGATCCAGATGGAATTTCAGAAAGCGCACAGGTTGCAAACAATGCTAACTTAGTCATAGGTGGTGCGTTAGCAAGCGGCGGTGCTGTGACTTTCGACAGTCCAAGAAATGTTACTATTACTTCTGGTGGTAATGATAGTGGAATAACTTTCACTGTTACTGGAACAGATGCAAGCGGCGCGGCTCTAGCAGAAACTATTACAGGCGGCAACGCTGGAATAGCAACAGGAACATCAATCTTTGCAACAGTTACTCAAATAGCCGCAGTAGGTGATCCAGCGGGAACAGTTACGGCAGGATCAGGTGCTACAATACAGGCTACTATTTTTGCTGGAAGATGTAGATTAAAAGGTATTTATTTAGTCAGCACTGCTACGGGTGGAACGATTTCGTTTAGGAACGGCTCTGTAACAGGAACGGCTCTTTTACAATATCAAACCCCTGCGAGTGTAGGTTCGGAATATCCAGATGTCCCAGACAATGGGATGGTGTTTCCAGACGGAGCTTACCTTACTTACAGCTCTGTTAACGCAACTTCTGCAACGATCTTTTACGCTTAGAGGTTCCTATGGCTGATAACATGCCAAAGAGAAATAAAAAGAACTTTCGTCCTACTAAGAGTGGGGCGGGGATGACTGAGAAAGGTGTTAAATCCTATAGAGCAAAGAACCCAGGATCAAAGTTAAAGACTGCGGTCACGGGCAAAGTTAAAAAAGGTAGCAAGGATGCGAAGAGACGGAAATCTTATTGCGCTAGGTCTGCGGGACAAATGAAACAATTTCCGAAGGCGGCTAAAGATCCAAACAGTCGGCTTCGACAAGCTCGTAAAAGATGGAGATGCTGATGAGTTATCAGGTCAAATTAATCTTTATTGCTGCTGGAGTTTCTATTGTCGTAGGCGTTGTTGGCACATGGTCTACTTGGGTTACTCGTACTTTAGTTACTGTTGATAAAACTACGGCAGTGATGAATGAGAAAGTAACCAGTAATCATGCTATGCTAACTGTAATACTAAAAAATCTTTCCGTAGAAAGGGTGAAATATGTCAACGTCAGGGACTAGAAACTTTGATCTTAGTATCGCAGAGATAATAGAAGAAGCGTATGAACGGTGCGGATTAGAAGTGAGAACGGGATACGATGCAGAGACAGCTAGAAGATCTCTTAACTTAATGTTTGCTGATTGGTCCAACAGAGGAGTTAATCTCTGGACAGTACGTTCTGCTACTCAAGCTTTAACACAAGGTACTTCGGCTTACACTTTGAACAAACACACTGTTGATATATTACAGATAGTTCTTAACCGAGATGGTACGGACTACGAGATGGATCAAATTAGTAGGGCTAACTATGCTACTATCCCAAATAAAACCACGCAAGGAAGACCTAGCCAGTACTACTTTGATAGAAAGATTTCTCCTATTATAAATGTTTGGGCTACTCCAGAGAACTCAACAGATACACTGACGTATTATTACATCCAACAAATGGAAGATGCAGATTATCTGTATAACAATGTGGAGGCTCCCTTACGTTTTTATCCTTGTATGGTGGCGGGACTAGCATACTATATGGCTATGAAACGAGCACCAGATAGATTGCAAATATTAAAGTCTGTTTACGAGGAAGAATTTGCTAGAGCTTCTGACATGGACCAAGACTTCTTAGATCTTGCTCTGAGACCCAGTGGTAGTTATTTGAGGGCAAACTAATGGCATACGCAAGTGGTAAAAAAGCTTGGGGTATTTCAGATAGGTCTGGTTGGAGATACCGTTTAAATACTATGCGGGTGGAATGGACGGGTGCAAAGGTTGGACCAGATGAGTGGGAAGAAAAACAGCCTCAATTAAATCCTCCTCCAGTGACTCCTGACCCTCAAGCACTTCGAGATCCTAGGCCTCAATCTAATCTGGCAGCAGAAAGAGTTATACAATATGGGTGGAATCCTATAGGTATGGCAAGTAATGATGGGTTAACTCCTAACGATCTCCCTGGAACGGGAGAGATAGGAACTGTAACGGTGGTGACAACATGAGTTTTACATATGCAGAATTAAAGACAGCAATACAACAATATGCGGATAATACGGAAACAACATTCGTTGCTAACCTTCCTACTTTTATTAAGACGGTAGAAGAACGAATTTTAAAATCGGTTGATTTAGAAACATTTAGAAAAAATGTAACGGGTACTCTACAAGCAAACAGTCAGTTTCTTGCTGTACCCTCTGATTATTTAGCCTCTTTTAGTTTATCAACTCAATTTGACGGCACAATATCGGGTGTCTCTATTACTCCTAAAACATTTTTACTTCAAAAAGATGTAAACTTTATTCAAACATATACTCCAGCTCCTCAAGATACGACAGCGTCTCTCTTGCAAGTAGGAAGACCTTTGTACTATGCGTATTTTGATCAAGATAACTTTATCATAGCACCTGTACCTGATGATAAATATAAAATGGAATTACATTACTTTTACAGACCTCAGAGTTTAACAGCGGTTGGTGATAACAACACAACTTGGTTAAGTGAGAACGCCCCGAATGCTATGTTGTTTGGCAGTTTAGTTGAAGCTACTGTTTATATGAAGGGTGAGCCGGATATAATGCAGATGTATAATGAAAGATTTTCGGAATCTATAGCTAGGTTGAAAGATTATGCCGAAGCTAGAGAGAATTCAGACGCATACCGAAGAGGGCTACCGGAAAGACGTAGGTCATGAAACTAGCTATCGTTGGATTAGGCGGGAGTTATTCTGACTATGTAGCTGCTAGAATACGTTCAGAACATTTTGATGAAGTTTGGGGTATTAATTGCGTGGGTGGTATCATCCACGTTGATAAAACTATAATGATGGACCCCGTATCACGGTTCTTAGATTCAGATGATGCGGGTTCTCAAACGGGAATAGCAAGAAAATTTTTAGAAAAAAACACTAAACCTATTATTACTTGTGAAATGGATAGTCGAGTAAAGCATCTAGAACTTTATCCATTAGAGGCCGTTATCAAAGATTTAAACGTTTGTTATTTTAACAACACTGTCCCTTATGCAATTGCGTATGCAATATACTACGGGGTAAAAGAACTTTGTTTGTATGGCTTAGATTATACATATAAGAATGTAAGCATGGCAGAAGCGGGAAGAGCTTGCACAGAGTTTTGGTGTGCCATTGCTACGACTCGAGGCGTGAAGATAGAGGTTGCACATAGTTCTGGGCTTTTAGATACGAATGTGCCAGAGAATGAAAAGTTGTATGGGTATCACAGATTGGAAGATCCTTTAGTGCAGTCGTACAAAAGTGGAGGGTTATTAATAACTCGGCAGTCTAAGGTAGAGCCACCAGAGCCATTGGATCAAGATCCAATAATTTTTGGGAGACACGATCACAAACACATGAATGGGGGAGAAGTAAAAAATGTTTAGTGTAAAGGGGGGAATTGAGACAGGTTTTGTTACTGTAGTTGCGTCGAATAATGGCGGACTTAGTGACGATCAAATTTCAGAGATGGCTACTAATAAGATAATTGCCGTGTCGGAAACAGCACCGGAACCAATTAGGCAACAAGCGCAAGCTTTTTCGGATAACGTGCGAAATGTCGTGCATTATCATATAGAGTTGGCTAGAAAAGAAGAACGTGCTACTATAGCCCATAAACTAAGAGAGGCTGGTCACCCCGACTTAGCTAATACTATAAGGAGAATATAAAATGGCAATAACACAAGCGATGTGTACTTCCTTTAAAACAGAGCTTTTGACGGCTACACATAATTTTGCTACTAATGGAAATGCTTTTAAGTTAGCGTTATATGCTATTGGTGGTGGTGGAAAATCTGGTACTACAGCGACATTAGGTGCTACATCTACAGCTTACGTCACTACAGGGGAAATAGCGAATAGTGGATCGTATACTGCGGGAGGTGGTACTCTTACTAAAGTTGCTCCAACTGCAAGCGGAACTACTGCATTTACAGATTTTGCTGATATAACTTTTACTACAGCAACTATTACGGCTAGAGGTGCTTTAATCTATAACGATACGAATAGTGACAAAGCTGTTTGTGTATTAGATTTTGGAGGTAATAAATCTTCTTCTTCGGGAAGTTTTACAATCCAATTCCCAACAGCAGATGCTTCTAACGCTATTATCCGCATAGCTTAACGAGG